AATACTTTAGTCAACTACCTTTTAATGGGAAAATGTATCCTACTGGACTTATAAGAATTTATACTGAGCCATATTATGAAGATATTATAAATGCTAGTGCAACATATACAACAGTTTATAAAAATGGATCAATAAAGAAAAGTGGAAGAGCACAGTTTGGGACTAAGTTAGTTGAGCACCCAGCAGGTTTAAGATCTTTTTGGTCAGATGTTAATAATCTTGATGGGTATAAGATGGACTCAAGTTATTTGTTTACAACTACACCTACAGAAAAAATTACAAGACCATCAGAAGGAAATGCTAATGAAAAGGTTTGGCAAGAAGGAAAAGCGGTTGCTAAAAATTCTTTAATTAATGGAGTCATTGCAAATTTTCAAAGAGAAAACATTCCTTCAGATGATATAGTAAAAACTTTGAAAGTTACCTCAAAAGGAACAGTTCAGTCTTCAGCGTTAGTTTTTAATGGTCCAAGTAGTAACGCAACAAAAGATAACATTAGTTTAGTTAAAAAGACTTTAGACTCAGACTACAAACATTTTGGAACAAGGATGAGAATTATAGGAAGAAAAGAATCAAATAGAAGTACTCAGACCGCAACCAATGCTAGTGAATATTACATTGTTCCAGCACCCTTTGGTTCAGAAAATGTTACCCTTTCTGGAGGATCTGGGGGTATGGCAATAATGCTTGACTCAGATAATATTAATGGATACTACTTTGAAATATGTACATTAAGTACAGATAATCTAGAAAACTATAATACAAAAGATAAAGACACTGGAGAAGAGTCATCTGTATTACATAATATTTTATTTTATAAAGTTACAAGAGGTGTTTCTGATAATAAAGAAATTGCTATGCCAGTTAAATTATGGGGTGGGCTATCAAAAATTTTAGTAGATGAGGGTAAGTTTGTGGGCCAAGATAGAATTTCAAATGAGTCTAACCCTACCATATATGATTTGGCTATAGAGTATAAAGACATTGGTGCTACTCGTAGATTTTATTTATATTTAAATGGTATACAAATTGCAACAGTTGATGACGGTAGTCCATTACCTAAATATAATAATATGGGATTATTTATTAGGTCTAGATCAAAATGTATGTTTGAAAATATATATGCTTTAAAAAATCAAGAATCTCAAAGTAAAACTACTATTGTAGAAGATGTGTCAAAAGTTTTTGGAGCAAAACAAATAACTTCTTCTGATGTACTTAAAAAATATTCTTTATCTGGATTTATTCAAGAAGCATATTTAAGTGGTATACAAACACAAACTGCACCCAAGTATGATATTTATTATGATGAGTTTGGAACTATTTTAAGAGAATGTGCATACTTTAATATTAAATATGATAAGGCATACCCAGCATTTAGAGCGATGCTTAAGCCTATATTTAGTAATGAAAAAACATATGTTACTTCTGGGTTCTATGCAGATTCTTATGGTGCAGAATTTTTAGTTTTTAATGCCACGGATAAAATGATTGTCTTGGATGAGACATCTGGTAATTATTTACAGATTATAGGAATAACATTTACGCAGAATACTTCTAATATTTTAACTTCAGATAATTACTATCAAGATAGATCTAATTTTTCTGATCCAGTTATTTTGAATAATTTAATATTGTCACCTGGTAAACAAGAAAAAATTTATCAGGATGTAAAGATAAGTAGATCTAAGTATGGAAAACAAGAGTTTGTGTTAGATACTTTGTATATTCAAAGTGAGGATCAGGCTAAAAATTTGCTTGGCTGGGTTTTGTCTAAGACTATAAGTCCAAGAAGGATTGTTTTGTTAGAGGTTTTTGCAACATCTCATTTGCAATTGGGAGATATTGTTACAATAGATTACACTATGCCTAGCGGAGATAAATTTGTGGATGTTGATAAACAGTTTGTTGTTTCAGAAATACAGTATGCTAGATCTACAGAGGGTCCTTCTAGCATAATAAAGGTGGTTGAGGTAAATGGCTAAAAACAAAGTTTCTGCTCCTAAAAATTCTGGTAAACAAGGTGGTAGTGCTGGTACAACTAAAAATGTTGTTAAAGAAGTAAATGCTGCCTTATCTTCAACCAAGGGCAAGTTAGATACTAAAGAATCAAAATTTATTAGTAACATGATTGCTCAAGCAGCCAAAACTGGAAAAGGTATTAGTAAGGCAGAACTTGATGTAATTAAAAGAGAAGCGGTAAAGCAAGCAAGTTTAAAAGATAAGGCTGGGGTAGCGGCATCTAAACTAAGCAATATTGGCAAATACATAGAGGATTATAAATTAAAATTATCAAAAGAGTTTAATGCTACAACCAGTTCTGATACTTCAATGCCATCAAATATTTTAGATAGCATGACTGTTACTGGAGATTCTATATCTAATAAAATTCCAAATAAAGATAATCTTGTGTCTCTTGATAGAAATACAAATGATGTTTCTGAAATTACTTTTTTGGTATTTGAAAAATTAGGAGCGGTAGAATTAACTAAATTTACAAGACAAGATACTGTAGATGGAATTAACCCTTACTATAATATAATCTCTAATCTATCAGCAATTAAAAAAGAATATGATGCTTCAAATTTAGTATCATTTCAAAAATCTAATGATTCTTTATATAATGCTTTTTCTATTAAACTTGAAAATAAAATACCAGGAGATGAGTATCTAGAGGATAGAGGGTTGGATAGTTATATATACATAGATGAAAGTGGAGGACTTATTATTGAATTAATTAATATAACCTCTGATGAGTTAATTGAGGTTGAGATAGACACAAATGGTACAATTGTAGAGGTGCGATAATGATTACTAATGACGGAAAGCAGATTATTGCTAAATACATGCTTGGGCAAGCACCTACCTTTGCTACGCATATTGCTGCTGGGGTAGGTCCAGAAGCATTAATTACTGGGGCATCTGCATCTATTTCTTCTGATAAAAAATCTTTAGACTTTGAAGTTTTTAGGGTACCCATATTATCAAGAGGTTTTATTAAAGATGGGGAAGATGAAAAATTAGTATTTAAAGCACAGATGCCAAATGATCAAAGATATAAAATTACAGAAATAGGATTATTTCCTGGTGCAAACAATGTTGTTGCTGGAAGATATGATAGCAAAATGCTTATAACTTTTTCTCCAGGAGAATCATGGACATACTCAAATGGGGTAAGTGCTTCAATTGTTACATATCCAAACATCCCAATCGATCAAGGAAATATAACAGCAAGTGTAAACTCAAGTACTCCAGAGTTTGTTTTTATAAATTCAGATTCAACTATTTTTGACAACACTGATAGAAAAAACAAACAAGAGCCACCAAGATTTTTAAATAGAGCAATGCTAGCCAATGGGGCAGCAGCATACTTAAACTCAGGTTTTGTACCACAGGCTGGATCTAAATACCTACAAAATTCAAATGTAAATATTGATCTAAGTCAAAACCTTCCAGATGATGAAATAAAAATAGCATTTAGCATAATGGGAAGGTATACAAATTCAAATGACACTCCAGATGATATTAGAATACTATTAGAGTTTGTTAACAATCTACCAAATATTGAAACAGAGCCTCCAAAAGCATATGCAGAGTTTTTTACAAATGCGGTATCAGTAGGAGAAAATAGATATCAAGTGTTAACTAAAAAAATATCTGATTTTACTACAGACCCTACTTTTTCTTGGGCTAATATAAACTTAATTAAAATTTATTCATCTATGTCAAATTTAGGGGTAACAGATAATAATTACTTTTTCTTATTTGATGGAATAAGAATAGATAATGTTACTGCAACAAACCCATTGTATTCTTTAGTTGGATATAATCTTATAACAACAAATGATAGTTATCCAGTATTAAAAGAAGAGAATACAAACAACTTTATTGAGTATAGATTTGGCATTGGTGTTTCATAATGCCTAGAGTTATTATTCCAGTAGATAAATTACCATACCCTGGTCAAGATGGAAAACATAAAGTTAGATTTAGAATAACAACAAAAGACTATAACGAAATTTCTGAGTGGTCTCCAATATTTGTTCTTGATAGCACAGGTCAAGTTGCCAGTGCAAGTGCTTCATACACATTTGATATCAACACAACAACTTATGGACAAAAAACTATAACACTTTCTTGGGATGATGTTATGCCGTTAACTGACGTAGAAAATCATGACATATTTATAGACTGGGATCAAACTGGAAACTACACTTTTTTTAAAAGAAACAGTGGAAATAGTATAATCATCAATGTTCCAGTTTTAGCCGACTATGTTCAAATAAAGGTACAGATGCCTTCGTATCCAATACCACCTTCAGAAGACGATATATACAAATTGTTTGAAACTGAAATTATAACCCTATAGTGATATAATGGATACAATATGGCAACTATAAACACACCTAGTCGTGGTCAACCAATAGATGTAACCCTGCTGTCTTCTATAGTAGATGCAATTGGGGATCTTCAAACAACACAAAATACCGCTAGTCAGTCTAGTATAAATAAAACAAAGGCTAGCACCAGTTCTTTAAAATTTTACGGAGAGGTTCAGTCTATATCTATTAATAACATTACTACCTCCCCAGAACAAAGTTTTTCATTCTTCTATCCAAGTTTTAACTCTGTTCCAGTCGCAGTGGCTGGAATTACCAACATTACAAGCACAGTATCTGGTGGTAACGCTGCCACAGTAGTTTTAACATCAGTAACAAGAGACAGGGTAGATGGAATAGTAAAATTCCCATCAGGAAGCACTGGTTCTGTAAATATAGAAATTAACCTTATTGCAATAGGTTTATCATAGTCTGATATAATTTCAAGATGAATATAAAAAAAGCCTTGACTTGTAAAAAGTGTTCTGGTAAAATGTTTGTTGATAGGGTATTTTTATCCTATGATCATATAGAACTATATTGTTTAAAGTGTGGGCAAAGAGAGATGTATCATAATGTTAGTTCCTTTGATGAGAGAATAAGATGGATAATGAAATTAGAAAAAGCCAGAGCAAAAAAGAATGGCAGCATAATATAGAGGCAAGTAGAACTATATTCTTTTTGAATAAAAATTTAGTTAGAGTTGTTCATTCTAATAGGGCTAGCAACATAGTATATCTATACAATTATGCTCAAGATAAGGATCAGTCTATGCTATTATCTGACTTTAGAAAGCACAGAAAAAGGGCTTTTACAATAGGAAATACAATTAAAATTTTTAAAAAATCTAGAATTCAGTTTGAAAGACTTATAAAGGCTCAGTTGATACCACCACCTACTGGTGCAACTTTGAACGGTGAAAGAAAGTGGCAAAAAATGTCTTATTACTCAGAAGATGATTTGTTTAATATTCGTGAGGGAATGTGTAATATTCATGTGGGAAGGCCAAGAAAAGACGGACAAATAACAATAGGTAAAAATGTTCCTACTGAAAAGGACTTGCGTTCTTTGATAGGAGATGCTATTATGTTATATACACAAACTAAAGACGGAGAATTTATTCCCGTCTGGGCAGAGGAAACGTGGTGATTATGTCAGATAAAACTAACGTATCGGTAACACTTGGTTATACACTTAATTTAGGAAATTTTCAAAGTCTAAGAGTTGATTTAGGTTGTACAGATTTTCTTAGAGAAGGTGAAACAATGGATTTAGCAATGGATCGTGTTTATAAATTTGTTGAAGAACAAGTTATTGCCAAAGTAGACGAGGCTAAGAAAGAATTAGAATAGTGTCAGAAGAAAAAAAACTAACAAAGAATCAGGTTAAACATAAGTTTCTTAGTGAGTTTGAAAAACGTTTAAAACAAAAAGGTTTAGATCATAAACTAAATAGATATACTGAGCAGTATGCAGCACAAGCATTAATAGATTCATATACAGTTGATGAGTGTTATAAGTTAATGAATTATTATTTTGAGGTTTCTTTAACACCATCATGGCTTTGGTTTAAAAATAATGCTGATAAAATATATAAGGCTAAAAATTTAAGAGATGAAGATAGTAGGGTTAGAATGATTTTAAGGCAACAAGCAAAGGATTGGCTAAAGTAATGTCTGTAGATTTAGAAGCAAAAGTTCTTTCAGCCGTATTGAAAGATAAGCAAATATATGTTTTGTTACAGGCAAATCCAGATAGTTTATTTAGAACTCATAAAGATGTTTGGGATTTTATAAAGCAATACAGCGAACAAAATTCTGTAGTGCCATCTATGTCTTTGGTGGTAGAAAAGTTTAAAGACTTTAATCCAGTTGGAGAAATAGGAAATACAAAATATCATTTAGAAGAGTTAAGAACTTCTTTTTTGCAAGATAGTTTAAGCGGAGTCTTGATGTCTACCGCTAAACAATTACAAGACAATAAGCCAAACGATGCATTGAATAATTTAATTGGAAAGACTTCTGAGTTAAAAAAAATTACTGCAGATATTAGAGATGTTGATGCTACAGATATTGAAGATGCTGTTGCACATTTTAAATACATAAAGGAGTTAAATGAAAAAGGTAATTATGGTATTAAAACAGGTCTTGCGGGGTTTGATAACTATCTTCCAGCAGGCATTACTCCTGGTCAGTTTGGCATTCTTCTTGCTTATCCTGCTATTGGTAAGTCTTGGCTCGCACTTTTTATGGCTGTTCAAGCATGGAAAAATGGAAGAAGACCTTTAGTAATATCTCTTGAAATGACAGAAAAAGAAGTTAGAAATCGTGTGTATACAATTATGGGTCAAGGAATGTTTTCACATAGAAAACTTACATCTGGACAAGTAGATGAAGAGTCTTTTAATCTTTGGGGAAAACAACATTTAAGTGGTATGCCACCATTTCATATTGTCTCAAATGACGGGGTAGGGGAATTATCTACTTCTGTATTAAGAGGAAAGATAGATCAATATTCACCAGACATTGTATTTGTAGACTATATTCAATTAATGCAATCAAATGTTCCAACAGATAATGAAGTTGTAAAAATTAAAAGTATTTCAAGAGAATTAAAAGTATTGGCAATATCTGCACAGGTTCCTATTGTTGCTATTGCATCTGCAACACCAGATGATGCTACAGACATGAACAGTGTCCCATCACTTGGTCAGGTTGCTTGGTCAAAGCAGTTGGCTTATGATGCTGATTGGGTTTTAGCACTTGGACGTGCTCAGGGCACATCTATTCTTGAATGTGCTTTTAGAAAGAATAGACATGGATTTTGTGGAGACTTTATGATAGATGTTGACTTTGACTCTGGAAGATTCTTATATAAGGATTTTGAAGACAAATCATAATATAACTATATAATTATTACATGTATAGTCATAAGTCAATAAAAAAATTTGACCTTGAAGGCGAGATCCATGATGATTCTCAAATTGTTAGGTTAAAACAGCAATACATATTTATGCTTGAGTCTGCTATGAGAAATAACGGATACGTTCCTAGATATGATATTGACACAGACTTTACATTGTCGTATAATGGTAAAGCATTCAATTTTAGACTATCAGTTTATGGGGTACATGTTGGTAAGGATAGAGCAAAGTGTATAGCAGGAATAGACAAAAACAGTCCAGTAATGTTACCTACTACTCAGAAGAACAAGTCAAGCGAAGTCTTATAGCCGCTGGCATAGATATTCAATACGAACTAGATAATGATTTGATGATTTTTTGTCCTTTTCATAATAACTATAGATCTCCAGCAGGGGAGGTTTCAAAAGAGACTGGAATATTTTGGTGTTTTTCTTGTCAGGAATCTAAAAATTTAATAGAAGTTATTATGCAGATTAGTAAAAAATCTTATTTTGAAGTAATGAGATTGATAGATTCAAAGGCAGATAGTAGAAATCTTATAGATCAAATATCAAGTACCCTTGAAAAAACAAACACTTTTATACAATATGATTTAGAAGTAATAGAAAGATTACATGAAAATGTTTTTACAAATGTTAGGGCTATGAAATATTTTAATGACAGAGGCATAAATAAAGATAGTATTGATAGATATAAGTTAGGATATTCAACAAATCAAGACATGGTAATTATCCCAGTGCATTCACCAGACGGAATATGTCTAGGTTTTGTTGGAAGGTCAATAGAAGGAAAAAGATTTAAAAACTCAGTAGATCTTCCTAAAAGTAAAACTTTGTTTAACCTATTTAGAAATAAAAGAGTAGATAAAATATTTGTTGTTGAGTCATCATTTGATGCCATTAGACTAGAACAGGTCGGTGCTCATGCAGTTGCTACTTTAGGTGCAACAATATCTAAAGAACAAAGAAAACTATTAAAACAATATTTTAATCAAGTTATTGCATTAGGTGATAATGACGATGCTGGAACTAATATGTCTAATAAACTAATAACCGATCTTGGATCTAGTAGATGTGTAGTAGCAAAACTTCCAAGTGGTGTTAAAGATGTGTCCGATTTGTCTGATAAAGAATTAAAAGATTTTGTTTTAGGGTTTGACAATATAGTCATGTCAATGCTACAATAAGGTAAGTCCATTTATAGGACAAACACTAAGGAGAAATATGGCAATTATAAGAGGGTTAAAAAATATAGAAGCAATTGTTGATAAACCAAAATATGATAACAATGGTCCAAAAATTAAGTGGTTAAAACTTGATGATGGACAAAGTGTACAAATTAGGTTCGTTGCAGAATTAGATGCAGACTCACCACATTATGAAGAAAAGCGTGGATTAAGTCTTGTTGTAAAAGAACACACAAATCCAAAAGACTATAAGCGTAAGGCTATAGACACTGTTGACACAGAGGGTAGAGACTGGGCAGAAGAAATGCACAGAAAAGATCCAAAGGCTGGATGGGGTGGACGTTTAAGGTTTTACACAAGCGTTCTAGTAGATGATGCAATTAACGAACCATATGTTGCAATTTGGAGTATGGGAGTTGCTAAGTCAGCAACATTTAATACTATCAGAGAATATGCTTCAGAGTCACAAAGTCTATCAAATATGACTTGGAAACTAAAGCGTAGTGGTAAGGGTACAGAAACTACATATACTCTTATTCCACTTAAGCAAGATGCAGAACCATTTGACTGGTCAAAATATGAATTTCCAAATATTGAAAATGCATTAAGAAAAGTTCCTTATGCAGAACAAGAAGCATTTTATTTGGGCTTTGATAATCCAGCAACATCTGCAGCAGCAGAGTGGTAAGAGAAAGATAACCTGAAAGGCTATGGCTTGAATTACGTTCCATTACACGTTCACACACATTATTCATTAATGGATGGTGTTGCAACTCCAGAAGAGTACTGCAAACGTGCAAAACAAAACGGCATGACAGCCATAGCCATTACAGATCATGGTGCACTATCTGGACATCGTCCAATGTATCGTGCAGCAAAAGCCGAGGGTATAAAACCAATTCTTGGTATAGAAGGATATATTACTCATGATAGATTTGATAGAAGAGATAAAGCAGAAAGAGGAGATAATCCCTTAGACTTGGTTTATAACCACATTGTTATTCTTGCTAAGAATCAACAAGGATTAGAAAACTTAAATAGATTAAATGAAATAGGTTGGACAGAAGGGTTTTATAAAAAACCTAGAATTGATTTTGAAGTATTAGAAAAATATAAAGATGGTTTGATTGTTTTATCAGCCTGTATGTCTGGATTAATTGCTAAAGCGTTAGAGCATAAAGAATATGCAGAAGCAAAAAGATTATTAACTTGGTTTAAAAATACATTTGGTGATGATTTTTATGTTGAGGTTATGCCACATAACTCTAAAGAATTAAATAATGAATTGCTTGAGATTGCAGACAGCATGGACATTAAATCTGTTGTTACGCCAGACTGTCATCATTCTACAGTTGATCAAAAGGTTGTTCAAGAAATTATGCTTCTTTTAAATACACATGCAAAACTTGATAAAGAAGCAAGGTTTGAAAAATCTCAAAAGATAGATGATATTATGAAACGTCTTGACTACCTGTATGGTGCAGATAGACCTATGTCATTTAGATCATTTGATATTCATCTTCTTTCATATGAAGAGATGAAACAACAGATGAATATGCAGGGTATAAAGAGAGAAGATATCTATACTAATTCACTAGAGATAGCAGATAAGATAGAAGAGTATGACATTAAATCTGGATTAGACTTATTACCAACAAAAATAGATGACCCTCATATGGGCTTAGTAGATTTGGTATTAAAAGGTTTAACTGAAAAAGGTTTATATGATAAGCCAGAATATAGAGAAAGAATGCAAGAAGAGTTAGATATTATTAAAGATAAAAACTTTTCCCCATATTTTTTGATTGTAAGCAATATGCTTAATTGGGCAAAGAGTCAAGGAATTCTAGTAGGACCTGGCCGTGGTTCAGCAGCAGGATCTTTAGTTTGCTACGCACTTGGAATCACAGATGTTGATCCACTTAAATATGGTTTATTGTTTTTTAGATTTGTTAATCCAGAACGTAATGATTTTCCAGATATTGATTCCGATATTGCTGACTCAAGACGTGATGAGTTAAAGGGATATTTAGAAGAAGAGTATAAAAACGTTGCATCTATTGCTACATTCTTAGAGTTTAGAGGAAAAGGAATTGTTAGAGATGTTTCTAGAGCATTTAACATACCTTTATCTGATGTAAATAAAGTTTTAAAAAATGTAGATGATTGGGATGAATTTACCTCAAGTAAAAATGCACAATGGTTTAGAATGAAGTATCCAGAAGTAGTTAAGTATGGAGAGCAACTTCGTGGACGTATTCGTGGGACTGGTATTCATGCTGCTGGTGTTGTAACTGCAAAAGACTCTATCTTTAAATACGCACCTATGGAAACTAGAGTGGCACCAGGAAGTAAGGATCGTATACCAGTTGTTGCTGTAGATATGAACGAAGCAGCAGATATTGGATTGATTAAACTAGATGTTCTAGGACTAAAAACATTAACTGTTATTGATGAAACAATTAAAACTATTAAACAAAGACACAAGGTAGATGTTAAATTAAATAGTATTGATCTTAATGATAAAAAGGTTTATGAAATGCTTTCAGATGGAAGAACTAAGGGAGTATTCCAATGTGAAGCAACACCCTATACTAATCTTCTTGTAAAGATGGGAGTGTCTAATTTAGATGAATTAGCGGCTTCTAATGCCCTTGTAAGACCAGGTGCTATGAATACTATTGGTAAAACATATCTTGCAAGAAAGCATGGAAAAACAATTACAGAATATATTCATCCTATTATGCAAGAGTTTACAAAAGATACATATGGTTGTGTTTTATATCAAGAGCAGGTTATGCAGGCTTGCGTTTATCTTGGTGGAATGAGTATGGCAGAAGCAGATAAGGTTAGAAAGATTATTGGTAAAAAGAAAGATGCTAAAGAATTTGATGAGTTTAAGGATAGATTCGTAGTTGGTGCATCAAAACATGTTACTCCATTTAAAGCAGAGGCTTTATGGCATGATTTTGAGGCTCACGCAGGCTACTCTTTTAACAAGTCACATGCCGTTGCTTATTCAATGCTTTCATATTGGACTGCATGGTTAAAATATTATTATCCAATTGAGTTTATGTATTGTTTGTTAAAAAATGAACAAGACAAAGATGCAAGAACAGAATATTTAATTGAAGCAAAAAAAATGGGTATATCGGTAAAACTTCCACACGTTAATGAATCAGATTCTGATTTTACAATTGAGGGTAAGGGAATTCGTGTTGGATTATCTTCAATTAAATGGATATCAGATCTAGTTGCGTCAAAAATCATAGCACGCAGACCATATACTTCTTATGAAGAGTTTACAAGTCTTGCTTCTAAAAAAGGAAGTTCAATTAACATTAGAGCAGTTCAGGCTTTAAACGCTATTGGTGCTTTAGCATTTCCAGATAACTTAAGACAAGAAAGTGTTGTAAAAGAAAATCTTTATGAATACTTAAACCTTCCAGAGTTTACGACAAGTGTTCCACCGCACTATTACGCTTATATAGATGATATTGAAGATTTTGATGAAACAGATGTTCACATTATTATGGGTGTTGTCAAAAATATTAAACGTGGCAAGGGATGGTCAAGAATAGAAATAATGGATGCTACAGGAATGCTTGGAGTATTTGATGAAGAAGATACTAAAATAGAGCAAGGCAAGACTTATTTATTTTTAGTTGGAGCAAATAGAATTAGTGAAGCAATTATTATAGATGAAATAAAAAACTTTACAACAAATAGTTTGGTTAAATTTTTAAACTATAAATCTTTACCTTATAGCGGAGAAGAGTATTATGTGCTATCATTTAAGCCTAGGGTAACTAAGGCTGGAAAGAAGATGGCTCATATGATAGTTGCAAACTCTGATCGTGAAATGAAACCTATTATAGTTTTCCCTCGACAATTTTCTGAGGGTTATATGAAATGCGAGCCAGGAACTGCTGTTAAAATGACTTTTGGAAAGTCTGAAGATGGTTCCTTAATACTGAATGAGGTAAGTAAATAATGTCAATACAGATAGAAGAGTTTTTATCACAACTAGATCCTAGTTTAAGAAAAAGATTAAGTAATGCTACAGACGTTGAAGTCATAAAACAAAAAACACCAAGCATTAGTCTTAATAATGCACTCAAGGGTGGATTTGCTTATGGTAGACAAGTCTTAGTTTGGGGAAATAAATCTGCTGGTAAGTCATCATTTTGTTTACAAATGATTGGTGAGGCACAAAAAGAAGGAAAACTTTGTGCTTGGATAGATGCAGAGCAATCTTTTGATCCTGAGTGGGCTAAAAAACTTGGGGTAGATACAGATAAGTTAGTATACTCTGCTGCTAAGACTATTAATGATATGGTTGATGTTGCTACTCAACTAATGAAAGCAAAGGTAGATATATTAGTAGTTGATTCTATATCTGCATTATTACCTGCTATTTATTTTGAAAAAGACTCTAATGAATTAAAGGCTCTTGAAAATACCAAACAAATTGGTGCAGAAGCAAAAGATATGACTAATGCTGTAAAGATGCTTAACTATGCAAATAATCAAGATGGTCAAACACTATTAGTATTAATATCACAATTAAGAAATAACATTGGTGCGATGTATGCTTCCCATATGCCAACTGGAGGATTAGCAGTTAAGTTTTTCTCAAGCACAGTAGTTAAGTTGTGGTCAAGTGATTCAGATAACAATGCTCTTAAATCAAAAATTACTGTAGGAGATAAACTTATAGAAGGAAAAGTTGGAAGAAAAGTAAACTGGCATATTGATTTCAACAAAACTGGTCCAGGATTTCTTTCTGGAGAATATGATTTTTATTTTGATGGAGATACCATTGGAGTAGATAAGGTAGCAGATCTTGTAGATACTGCAGAACTATTGGGTACCATTGAAAAGGGTGGGGCTTGGTATACAGTTCTTGGTGAAAGACTACAGGGTAGAGCAAAAGTAATTGAATACCTAAAAGAAAATCCAGAGAAACTAAAAGAACTTGAATCAACAATCAACAAGTAACTATACTTTATATCCTGGCAAATTTGTTTGTCATACATGTAAAGAAATAGTAGCACAGGCAAGAATGTATATAGAAAAAGGAGATCTTACTTGGATGTGTACTAAAAAACATATGTCTAAAGTAACTTTTCCACAAAGAGGGTATTAATGAGTGAGCGTTCTGAACTAAAACGTATTGGTGCTAAGCCACACGTTAATTCAGGTAGGGGACCAGTCAAGGCTGACGGATCATTGGATGACTTCGTAGTAGATGTCAAAGAGTATTCTAAATCCTATTCCGTTAGCCAAGACTCATGGGCTAAGATTGTGTCAGATACAATGAAGGTAGATAGAAAAAAAGACCCAGCATTAATGGTTGTTCTTGGAGAGGGAAATAAAAAAGTAAGACTTGCTATAATTGAATGGGAAGTATTTGAACAGTTAAGAGAGAAGAACTAATGGAAACTACAGTAGATTTATTAAATAGACTTACAGAGTTTAATGAGATGTCAGATTTTATGAAAGATGAAGAGTTTGAAAAGACTCTTGGTATAGTTGCAAAATTAATAATTAATCCAGATGTGCCAGCAGCAAAGGCTACGCTTTTAATTACACAACTACAAGCATACTCTGCTAAGTTTGCAATGATGGCTGCTTGGTATTCTCATGTTAAAAAAGACGATAGGGCAAAAAAGAATATGTACTATGCAATAAGAGAAGCAACCGACAAACTGGTCGATGCCCTTAAATATAGCGTAAGGAATTTTTAATGACAAAAGCATTAATAAAAAAAATGGTTAAAAAAGAACCTAACACTATTGACTTTTCTATTATAGAAAAAGAAATTGTAGAAGGTCACGTTAGGGTTTATGGAACGAATAAGTTTATGACTAAAAAAACTTTTGCACCATCCTCATTGGTATACGGAAATGGAATGTGTCCTAGATATTGGTATCTTGCCTTTGAAGGAAATGAGTTTGAAAATAAAACTGATGGAACATCTTTTGCAAATATGAATGCTGGAACAGATGCACATACAAGAATAATTGAAAATGTATTAAAAGACTCTGAAATTGTAGAATGGTATGAGCAATATGTAACATGTGATGATCCACCAATTAATGGAAAAATGGACGCCTTACTTAAAATTGATGATAATCTTGTAGCGTTTGAATTAAAAACAGCCAAAGATGAAGGTTTTAATTATCACAAGGCTAAAAATAGTGCTAGTAGATATCATATAGAACAAGTATTAATTTATATGAAGATATTGAATTTAAAGTATGGGGCTATTGTTTATGAAAATAAAAATACTTTTGAAATATTATCTATACCTATAGTAGTAAATGAAAAACATGTAGAGTTTATTAACTACCTATTTGATTGGATGCGTAGAGTTAAAAAAGCATTTGATGAAAAGCAGTTGCCAGAAAGAGGATATAGAAAAGATTCTAAGATATGTAAATCTTGTCCTTTAGAAAAAGTATGTGATTCAAAAGATAAGGGTGTAATTAAAATCGAAAGAAGGAAAGAACTTGAATGATAAAATATTGCGAATGGTGCGATGATTCTTTTGATACAAAAAATAAAAATCAAATCTATTGTGATCCAACATGTAGAGCGATTGCTACAAAGAAAAAGATTGCTCAAAGATATAAACTTAATAAATCAAAAGAAAAAATGGGTAAAACAAAAAAATGTGCTGGGGGATGTACCACTATGATTAGTGTATATAGTGATTCAAAGTTTTGTGATGTTTGTTTAGTGGATATCAAAAAAACAGAAAGATTTATTAAAGATTTGAGGAATTTATTTAATTATGAGCAAAAGTAAATTAAGGTATATAGGAAATCCAAAAACTATTTTAGCAATTGATGCGTCAACAAATTCTATGGCATTTTCTTTATTTACAGATAGAAAGTTAGTAAAGTATGGCAAGGTAAATTTTTATGGAAACCATGTTTATGAAAGAACTGGTGATGCAACTAAAAAGATTAGTGAATTTTTAAAAGATTATAATATTGATGCAATAGTAGTTGAGTCTGCTATATTTACAAACTCTCAAAATACAGCCATAACTTTATCTTTAGTTCAAGGAGCAATACTTGGTGCAAGTCAAATGTACAATAAGTCACCAATAGTTTCATGCTCTCCAGTTTCTTGGCAGTCATGGATTGGAAACGGTAGACTTAAAAAAGAAGAAAAACAAGCAATTAAAGATCTTCATGGAGAAGAAAAGTCTTATTCGTTTTATAAATCAAAAGAGAGAGAATTTAGAAAATTAAGAACTATAAAAAAGATAAACATGGAATTTGATCTTACAGTAAATGATGATGATGTTGCTGATGCTGTTGCTATAGGATGGTATGCATCAGAAAATTGGCATAAGTTAGTAGATCAGCCTCATAATCTTGACAAGGGAAATAGGAAATGATAAAATGAAGTTATATACAAGTGAAGCCTGGCTTAAGAAAAGGTATCAAATTGACAAGAAAAGTCCTGAGCAAATTGCTAAAGAATGCGGAGCATCTGTTGAAACTATATACGTATACCTTGCCAAGTTTGGTCTTAGAAAGTCAAAAAGGTAAATATGGCAGATTATAAGTATCCAGATTTTGAAAAACAACTTGAAAATCGTATGAAGTTTATTCGTGATATCTCAACCCAAGCACCTGCTGGTAGAAAGATATTAGATGAATGTCTTGATATAGCAGAATTACTTATTAAAAAGAATAACTCTTATGGTAGTTCATATAGTCATCCTATTAACATATTCAGTAAATCTACCCCAAAAGAACAAATTTATATCCGTATTGATGATAAACTTAATAGAATACACAAAGGTAAAGAGTATGCATCTGAAGATACTATTTTAGATCTTATTGGCTACCTTGTATTATTAAGGACATTAGATGAGCGAGAATGATTTAGTTAAACACTTAGACTTGGTTAACCAGGTTGCTGCAGAGTATCTTAAAGGATATGATGCTTCTCAAATTGCTAAAGAGTTAGACATTCCTCGTCAAAAGGTCATGGCACTTCTTAATGACTGGCGTTCTATGATTTCTAATAATCAAGCCATTCATATGAGAGCAAAGGAAGCATTGGCAGGTGCTGATCAACACTACTCATCTTTAATTAAAAAAACTTATGAAGTTATTGATGCTGCAGATTCTACTGCAAATCTTACAGCAAAGACAACCGCTATCAAACTGATAGCAGATATTGAAAGCAAAAGACTTGAAATGCTGCAAAAAGCAGGGTTGCTAGATAATAAAGAAATAGCAGAACAAATTATTGAAATGGAAAGAAAGCAAAGTGTTCTTATTGGAATATTAAAAGAGATAGCAACAAAGCACCCAGAAATTCGTGAAGAAATAATGCGTAGACTATCTGAAGTACAAACAGAGGTGATAGTAATTGACAACGATTGATTTTAGTGAATTTATAGAAGCACTGGATGAAAGTCCTTTTGAGGAAATGCCAGTAGATGTTAAAACATTTGTAAGAAGTAAAGATTATTTAAACATGCCAGAATTATCTGAATATCAATATACTCTTGTAGAATGTATGAGTCAAATATATAAACAAGAAGATGTTGAGAGATGGCTTGGAAAACAAAAGGGTGACGAACACTATAGAAAGTATACTAAGTCTGAAGTTATTCTTATGTGTGGCAAGGGTAGTGGGAAAGACCATACTTCTACTATTGGCTGTGCTTATATTGTTTATAAACTACTTTGCCTTAAAGACCCATCAAGATATTTTGGAAAGCCTTCCAATGATGCAATAGATCTTATTAACGTAGCAGTTAACGCACAACAAGCAAAGAATGTTTTTTTTAAAGGCTTTAAATCTAAGATAGAAGGATCACCTTGGTTTGCTGGTAAATATAAAGAGCCTAAGATAGATAGCATAGAGTTTAATAAATCAATAACTGTTTATTCAGGTCACTCTGAAAGAGAATCAGCAGAAGGTTTAAACTTAATGCTTGCAGTTCTTGATGAAATTTCTGGATTTGCAATGGAGAACGCTGGAGGAAATGATCAAGGAAAAACTGCTGATAACTTATACAAAGCATTTCGTGGATCAGTAGACTCTAGATTTCCAGACTATGGAAAAGTTATTTTACTTTCCTTTCCTAGATTTAAAGGAGACTTTATATCTCAAAGGTATGATGATGTTGTTGCTGAAAAAGAAACAATAGTAAGAGAGCATGAGTTTATAATTAATCCAACATTGTCTGAAGATGATCCATCTAATAA